AATAGAATATTCGTGACAGTATATAACGACAGGACGGCTGTAACTTCCGCTGGAGGCTCAAATCCCGTACCAAGCCCGCTGTTTTTAATCACAATGAATGACACGGATACATACCAAACGTATCCGAATTCTACAAATCCAGAAGTATTTGTGTTAGAGGAAGGGAGTCAGTTGCGTGTGAGTGTCAGTTATTCAGGAAGCACTGGAAATGCGGCCGAGAATTTATACGTTCAATTGGAGCTCTACTAGACCCCTCCAAAACGGGTCTAAACTTACTTCTATTAGATAGACAAGTGCAATGGATACTATTCCTTTCACGGTCCATGGAATAACGGGCAGAAATGCAGACGAAGTTATTCCAGGGATGTGGCTAGGAAATTACAAGGTGGCCGTGGATTCTCAGTGGCTCGGTGAAAAGGGGATTAAATGCGTATTCAATTGCACGAAGGATATTCCTTTCGTGGAGACCGTTCCCAGGAAATACCGAGTCCCTGTGGACGACAATTTAGAGCCCGAGGAAATCAGAAATCTTGAGCTGTGGTCGTATGAAATCGTGTTTAAAATGACGAACGAGTATAAAACCGGCCAGCCGATGCTGGTTCACTGTGCCGCTGGTATGCAACGGTCGGCTGCCTGCATCGCGATGTTTTTAATCGCGAATAAAAACATGACTCCAGAACAGGCGATTTCTTATATTCGCCGGCAGCGTGCTGTCGCCTTCCATCCGAATGCCAATTTCCGCGAATCGCTCGAAGGATTCTACAAGTCATATCAACGTGAGATTGTCCCGACGATGTCTATGGCATCCACATTTTCTTAGGTAAATCTAGATGGCGGCTTTGGGAAAAGGAAAGCCACCTTTCTATGAGAAGGTAACCCTGCTCACAGAAAGATATATGCGGGGCGGAATCTCAGACAACGAGGACCTTGCTCTCGTGACTCTTCCCCCTGGAACAGTGCTATTCCGTGGGCTGAAAATCCCTAACCAGGCCGCTGGTGTAGACCCTCGCCTCTTCTACAGGGATTTTCTGGGAGACCCCGAAGGGCGAGACAATGTGTGTATGAATTCCACACACAATACCTTCTTTTACCCCTTCCCGTATGTCGCCTTTGGGGCGGACCAAGTCGGCCAGGACTTTGACATGATGATTATGGTCGTCCTCGTTCATCCTGTAAACGTGGTCTGCTCGATAAGTCCCTCGCGCTCTGTTCGTGGAACTGCAAAAGGGTTTTCGGGAGATGCTCCTTTCCAGCGATGCGACGGTATAGTTTCCAAGATTCCCAGATGCCATCCTCTCACGGAAAAAGAAAAAGAAGATGCGCAATGGGATAATTGCTTGAATCCAAAATACCAAGTCGCGTCTGGAACACGTGGATGGATGGCCATTGCACAGAGAGATGCTCTGAATGCGAAAGTCGTGCGAGAATGGGGAAAGGCAGGGGCACCGAAAACCGAGACATATATGTGGGAGTATATGAATGGGCTGAAGACGAGGCACCCAGATGTCTGTACCGACTTACTAGCATCCTCTTACACAGACAGTAATAAAAACAATGGATTTCCGGAAATTGCCCTATATCCTTTCAAGAATCATTTGGGAGAAAAACCATATAAACAGAAATGCTCTAGCGTGACGACTGCAATACGAATTATGCAGAAGGAGGCGGAGAAAGATAATTTCAACTATCTTCCTGTTGCCGCATTCACGAAAGATGGCGTTATTGATATGGTAAATGGTTTTTTTACACAAGAAACTCTAGGCGTTTCGGCAAATGCGTTTTCTACGTCGGCGGTGAGCAAACAGCCGGCCATTGAATCAGTCGTAAAAGAGCATATGGAGAAGTTACAAACACAGGGGCTTGTTCTACCTGTATACGGCCCTGGACTCTTATCGTTTGATACGCGCACAGGATTCTACATTCTTCCGCAAATGGTTCCGCGCAGCTTACTCGTTGTAAACAAGGAGCAGGAGCAGGAACAGGCAAAAAAACAAGCTCCAGTGCCGTATGCAAGGCTGTGTATTCCTTTAGCGACCGAGACAGATAAGAGACGCGTGACAAATTATAAGATGATGTTCCGTAATTTTTCCCTCTTGAATTTTATGAAGAGTTATGGCATAGAAACAAAGTTTGGCCTGAATCGTGCAATGATATTTGATAGGCCTCCTGTTCTATCGGCATTGTTTAGACTATTTGGCATGGGAATTCCGAAAGAATTTATATATGGTCTGAAACGCGCCACCACCACAAAAACGGAAGATGAGGAGGCGTTGAAGAAACTTGGTCAAGGGCCTTCTGCTCTAGCCATGGGTCCAGCGACTCCTCCTGGCAGTCCTACTCGCTATCCTGCTTTACCAGCATACTCCAACGGCACTCCTCCTGGCAGTCCTACTCGCTATCCTGCTTTACCAGCATACTCCAACGGCACTCCTCCTGGCTCACCTGCATTAGCGGCATACGGCAACGTGACTCCTGACTACGGCAACGTGACTCCTCCTGGAGTTTATCTAAATGCCGAGCACAGCGCGAGGTTTGAAGAGGCGAGACAGAAGTTGCTCAGAAATGAAATCACAAAACAAAATATAATAGGTGGCTATGGAAAACCCCCCAATCCGTTTGGATTGAGAAAAGAAGAGATACAACAGATACAGAATACGAAAACACCTGAATCTCCTAAGTATGTCCCTTTAAGACGTAGAAAGCAAGAAGGAGGGACACGCAAAGCCTCTAAGGCTAAGCATAGAAAGACAGAAAAGTCCAAGGCGGACAAAGGAAAAACGCTATACCATGTTGCGGCAAGTTTCCATAAAGTGTGGGCATCGCACGGCAAAAATTGAACGCCCCTCCCCCACATAACCTTGGGTCCAAACCTCCTTTCGTATAATTATGCTGAGAACTATTCTATTCTTAGCATACTTCTCATTTACAATGCAGCAGCAGCAGAGTCCTTCTTCTACGCCTTTGGTGAAAAGAGGTGTTCGAATCATGATTAAATCGCCCGTTCCTCGTGAGGAAAAACAACTTGCTATTGTGCTGAAGGAAGAAGACATCCGTCGTAAAATGTGGGATACAGGCAACTCTGCAGCAGCCGCCGCCACCAGAGGGCGCCTTGCCAAGTTGGCGAATACTCCTCACCCTTCTCTCAATGGTGTTCAAGCTGAAGTAGATATGCGAATTCCTATGTTCCTTATATTCCTTATATTCGTATTTTGTTTCCTAAGCTCCATATATAAGTACATCCACACCCTTTTACTCAAACACAATAAGGACCTGGAGATTCAACGGTTTTCAAGCCACGATAACTATACCATAGGTGTCAAAGAAGAGGTTGGATATAATCTTCAGCTACATCATCCTCTTATACGCTCTCGCGCAAAGCTTTCAAGGGGTGAGTTGTCGGTCTAAAAAAATCTGGTATATTACATCCAGTTCAATGTCATCAAGTCCCCGTCGCTCTCTTCGCCTCGCTGGAAAAACACCCGAGTTTACTGCAGAGATTCCTACTCCTGCTGATTTGAAGAGGAGTAAACATGAATCTGCCACCGAATGGAAGCCACTGAGGCTCACTGTACCTCGTATGGACAACTGCCTTCTTTTTGGTAAGTTTCTTGCAGCAGCCCTTTCCACCGTCGCCACCGTAGCAGCTACCTATTCTTGGCGACAGGTCTAAGGACAAGCTTTCTTAAATTGTAAGTAGTAAAATATACGAATGCTCATTCACGGCTCCAGTTCTCTTCTATTTATTATATCTTCCATAAAAGCCTGTTATGCAAGCGACCTGATTTTGTGGAAAGTTTCCAACATCTTTATTATTTTTGCATCGGCCTTGTGTAATGCCTACGATTACCGAGAAGATTTGTTAATTCTTGATTATGCTTCTATTATATTTTTTTGTCTGAGTTATATAAATAATTTTTATGTAAATTTTTTGTACACAAGTTTTATACTATATGAATATAATACACTAAAATCTATTGAAGTATCCAAGAATATTGTCGTGGCTACTGCTCTTTCAAAGTCCATAGTATATACATATTTATATGTAGACAATCAATCATTTTACATAATCTTGGCAAGCTCTATAGGAGGTGGTGCTTTATACATAATACGATATATCTTATTAAAGAGAAATATACATACCTACAGATTACTTATTACCTACTTTTTCCATATCTGTATGACGGGTATTTTATACGTGGCGAGCATGACCGCTAAAAATTGAACCACCACGCCGTCGCCTGAAAACACTTAGCTTACCATAAAAAATGGCTCTACAACCAAGGTTTCAAGACGTTCTTCACCTTGTAATGTGGAATGGCTATGCCGCCGACTGTGCGCCAGCAATGGCCACATGTAGAGAGACATGGACCGATGATAGGGTCTGGTATCCGTTCGGCATTAATATCCGCTACGGCCCACAACAAAAGACCCGCCTACAGATAATTTCTGACCATTGTATTCCGTTAGACAATGGTAAGAAAACGGTAATTCGCGACGAGCGTAAAAAGGGCGACCCGAAACCCAAGCTCGTCATCTATAAGACACACGAATACTTCGTCAAGCGGGTGGAAGAGTTGAGGGCGCATGCGGAAGCCACCCACCATCAAAAGGCTTTTCAAAAGGCTCTAGATACACGGGATGCAGAAGGAAAGACTCTGCTTATTCACGCCGCCATAAAGAACAATATTCCACTCACCGACTTTCTCATTGAAAACGGTGTAGACGTCAATCTCATGACGAATCGTGGAGGGAGCGCACAGCACTTTGCTTGGCGCGAATCGGATAATTCAGAGAGGACCCTATGGCACAAGCTGATTGATGCAGGCGCAAAATTCAAAGATGGCTATGGCTATGAGAAGCCTTTGCCTCGGGTTGATATATATGACGATGTGATGGGATGGCATCACCGTTGGATTAACTATATAAGCGAGTTCTATCGTATTGGTGAGGCGAATACTAAGGATGCGCAAAAGAAAAAGAAGCGTGCGCACGACGAGAAGCTCGCAAACCCCCCTCCTCATATGAAGGCCTCTCTGTTTAAGAAGCAGTTTGGCCGCAAGTAAGGCTAAGCATAAGCTTTACATAGGGCGCGTGACAGAAAGACGCAAGAAGTTGTTCGGCTGCATCAAAACGGTCATGGTATATCCAATGCCAGCATCAGGGTTCGCATCATTCCGCGAAACCGTGTCCGTGCGATTGGGAATTAGGGCATTCGTAATCTCAACGGAAATGTGGAAGCACTTATCCGTCTCGGCCACAGAAGGAAAATACGCCCAATTCACATCGTTGCTGAACGGGTAATACTGCACACAGCCATTGTTCAAATTGCTCACCCACCAGCTCATGGGCAGCGACTTGAAGACGTTCTGGTTTGCATCAAAGCTTTCTCCTAGTGTCGAAACATCCGCACAAGGTACTACACCCACGCCTGCAGGAGAAACGCTGCTGTAAAAAGTATCATTTGCACAAGCATCGTCTACAAGAGTTGCTACATGAACAGGGGAAGTTACTTCCATTATATTTTAGACTTATCTTTTATATTTAGACCTTAATCTTTGAGTTTAATGTCTAAATATAAAAGAGAATGACCCGTTCATATAATATTATAAATCCACTTTCCAACGAACCCGAAACAAGGAAAGAAGAGACTGATGATAATAAGGGCATATCTCTATGCTGTCTTACTTATTTATTATGTTGTATTCCATTTATGGCATGTTGTATAGGGTGAAGTGTCAAATTTAGACCGACGGGCATCCTATATACTTTTTAGAAAAAAGTATGTCAAAATTATCATAAGTATCGTATTAAATTATCTGGCTCTGCATCTAACATACTTATCCAACTTTGACCCTGTTTGCTAGAATACGATGTTCCAGAAGGGACCATTTGCTCCTTTGAATAAAAATACAAGTGTATCTTCCTTACAGGCTTTACCGGTGCTAAATCAGGATTTTTAAGTGTAGCCTTTGATACCGTCGTCTGAATTGTCACTAGTAAGGCACAGTTAGCCTTCTCCTCTTCTGTGAATAGACCATCCCACTCATCTATTAAATGAACTAGCCTAGAGTGTAAATCAAAGGCACGACGACCCTTGAAGATATATTCAGGATGTTCAGGATACCGTTCTCCAGGTCCAAATACCATATGTGATGCTATAATTTCTCTATCTCTAGTCGTTAGCATTCCTATAATAGTCTAAACTAAATTATTTAGGTCCAAGTGCCTTCGGCACTAGACCAGAGGTCAGTCGTGCCTTCGGCACTAGACCAGAGGTCAGTCGTGCCTTCGGCACTAGACCAGAGGTCAGTCGTGCCTTCGGCACTAGCCCCAATAACACCCCCTCTCCACATTCATCGCACCCCCAGGAGTTTCTTCCTCCGAAGGATACACCCAATTCTCATTCCACAGCCGCGATATAAAGTCATGCTTCTCCCAACGCCGCCCCTTTATTCCAAAAAACACCTGCACCGCCCCACCCATGACAATACAAATCTTCCCACGTCGTTTCAACGCATCGGCAATCAGCATACCTAATCCTCCACATCCTATCAATACAATCCGAGCATCCCTTTTACACACCTCCTCCACCACATACGCCACTGCATCCTCCCATTTCTCTGCATCACATTCCCAGGCACCACGACCCAGCGACATACAAGGAGCATATCCCGTTTTCACCCATGACCATTCTACATTTGCCGGCCAGATGCTGTTATCAGACCAAATCGCCTCCCCTCCCTTTGCCACTTGAGCAGCGGCCGTTTCCGTGAAAGAACTCACCACACACACCTTCTGCCCGGCTAATAACCGAGACCAACGCTTCTCAGGCTCCCAATAATACGGCTCCAATGCTCGCAGTGGTATCTGTAATGCAGTGGCTTCCCAGGCCAATAGCAGCGCATGCTCTTTTTTAATAATCGGCCCATACCACCCCGTTGCCAATACATCCGAATTCTGCATCGCCGATTTCGTCGCCTCAATCCAACGGACAACAGAGACCGAATCCTTCGGAAATACTCCCGCATTCCTCTCTAACACAGTCGCTGCATCTGGATTTATTCTCCCCCACTTATCATATTCCCAGCAAACATCAAATTCAATTGTCCCGAATCTTCCCGCCAAAAAACCCCCACCTTTGGAAAGGGCGTTTCGTATTCCATCAAATAAATCCATTATCTACTCTATTATATAATTAGGTCTTTAGAGATACAATGACATGTTGTATTTGTTTGGAGCCGCCATTGAAAAAAAATCCATTATATCTGATTGGATGCGGATGTAAACTCGCGTGGTTTCATAAAGAATGTCAAGATAAATGGATAACCCATAGTCAGGCCGATATTCCCCTCAACTGTCCAACATGTAGGCAAGTTGTTCCGTTAACATACAACTATGGGTTTTCTTATTATACAGGCCCACCACAAAAAGCTCTATGGCTTACATCCTTTATTTTTTTCATAGAATCCATGATGAATCTATACTATACACAATACACAATGATTACACAATCTTCTATAATACTTTTCTTTCCTTTTATCCTGAGCTCTAGCTATAATTGGGAGTATTTTTTATTGTGTTACAGAATAAAATTATTAAGTGAATATATGTATTACATTATAACACCCATAACATTATATAATATCAATCATATAATATATTATAGAAATTTATTTATATTATATTTACTCTTTCAGTATTTTGCCGATATACGAAAAAAGAGGGCTCATATATTGGAGCCTTACGTAATAAGCGCAGATATTTATAACAAAGAAATCATGTTAGCCAAGCCTGTTCCCAGTACCTTGAAACCGACTAGGCGTAGATTCCGTTAGGGGTGTGTTGTAATAGGACATTGGTAGCACGTAATTATAGTCTATTGGCTCTGATACTGTTGCAGGCGACTCTACAAGGGCAGAAGGCGCTTCTTCTGCTCTTTCAGCATCTTCTTCCATCTCCAAATCCAAGACAATATCTGAACCATCCAGGAAGACAAGACCCTCTGGCTCACAACTTTCCAAAAGTATCACCGTGCCTTCCACCGCTGGAACGGGTAGAATCTGTCCCACTTCTATAACGCCCAATTGCGACAACGGCTCCTCAATCAAATCGCGAATATCGATATCGGCAGGAATCTTACCAATCACCTTGAAAGACAGCCGTGTAGCCTTCTCCAAATTTTCCGAGCGCTCAAATTCTATTTCTAACTCCTCGCCCCCCTCAACACCGATCTTCTCACAAAACCACGAAGGCAAATATAGAATTTCCTCTGTAGAATGTATGAGTTCATCTGAAATAGGATCTCCTACCGAAATATGAGACCCTTTTACACAGGCCACCCAGCGCGCAGACCCTTCTCCACTATGAAGCCGACGAGCCAACATCACACTGGGGCGAACACTCCATGAACTATCCTCCACATTCATATAAATCTTCGGGTAAACACTCACAAACCCTTTCATTCTATTAGGACTTTTATATAAGTCCCAGGCCTAACGCCAATTTTTTTACACGACCCCAATAACAGAAGGGGAAATGGCCAACTCCGCAAAAGTATCTCCTGAACTTAATAATATACATATAAGAACAATAAAAGAGGCATTTGATGTGATTGACCTAACACCATCGCAAAAACTTATTTTGAAAAACCGCTTTACTTCCCTCTTAGAGGAATATGCAAATCGTTCAAAACGCTATTCGTATGCGTTCCACGGACTTCGTGGAATGATAACAGTGGGCTCTCTCATCGTTCCAGCGATTTTGTCAGTTCAATTCACAAGTTCACAGATTACCCAAGTTATATACTGGGTCGTCTGGTTTCTTTCACTCCTCGTCACAATCAGCAATGCCGCAATGACTCTTTTGAAAATAGACAAAAAATATTATGTGTTGAACACGGTATTCCAACATATTATAAGTGAAGGATGGCTGTATATAGAGCTATCAGGTAAATACAGCGGATTTAAGACTCCTGGTGAGAAACCAACACATGAAAATCAGTTTGTATATTTCTGTCACAGCCTCGAGAAAATACGCATGAAACAGGTCGAAGATGAGTATTTCAAGCTCACACAAATACATAATCACGATAATCAACCCCACACATTAGACCAACTCATACCACCCACTCCGTTGAATGCAAAGGCGTTTCCTATAACGAACGCAAATATAAATTCGGCCGACTTAGTAAATGGGCCAACAACAACAACGGTACGAAGGCAGAACACGTCGCAATCTGAAGAAGACACGCTTGTTGCGATTGAAAGAGCTTCAACCACTAGCAAATGATATGAATATGTTTCCAGGAAGATGTCAGTGTATAAAATCTTGTCCTAATCCTTCCATCCAAGGAAAGGCATTCTGTAATGAACACATGAGTTTTTGTCCCCGTCGTGCTCCTCTCAGTGGCTCAGAGCCGAAGTATGAGCCGACTCGTTGGAACCCTAAACAAATCCGCCTGACACACAATTGTTTCAGTTATGCTTTTAACATCATTGATAAAAAACAGATTGAAGACTGTAAGAAAAATCCGAAATGTTTCACCGCCTTTCACCAGCCTGGAAGTATCAGCGGGTTTCCGAAATTCAACGACGTAGACCCGAAAACATGCCCTAATATGATTAGTCGTCTTCTGGGAGATAATCCAGACTACATTGACCCATGTCCCTTTGAGGAGAAGTGTCCTTCTGGAACGTCCAAAATCGCCCTCGTAGTTGACCAAGACCAGGATTATCATTTCCTCAGGCAAGATGCTCCTACGGAAGAGGAACTGAAGGTGAATCCAAAAAACCCGATAGGATATTTCTCACAAAAAAGCGGGTCTCTCCCTGTGACAAATAAAGACGCTATCGGCCATGATATTTTTGACGTGGAATTGGCGAACCACAACTTCGCCGCAAATAGCAAGGAAAACACGTTGAACTACGACAAGCTCTGCGGATATTTCTGTGTTCCGAGAAACAAGCCGATTTTCATCAAAGTCGGCGGCCGCAGAAGCAGAAGAGGCAGATACGCGATTACACGTAGAAAACGCTAGTGTCTGCTTAGAAAGCTCAAACACCATGAAACAACACAAGTGCCTCCGTTGCCGTCATTCTTGACGTAGGCTCACTCTGTAAAAGACCTGTTAGACATTTTCGTATTAACACACTATGCCTTTTCCATGTATTCTCAATAAATGACGTAAGTAAAAAAGATTTCTGTAATAAATCCAAGAACATTACCCCAACGGCCCACGAATCCCATTTTCTCCAATACGCCTTGAAAAACGGAACCCATGAATCCCCATTCCACGTTGTATCCTCCGCCCAGAAAGTCCGAAGATTTCTTTCTTGGACCTCCGTGCTCATTCCTAGAAACCGACGTGCTAGAGCAAACTCCTTTTTCTCTTGCATTGTGGCCTTAACACTCTCATTCATATCCATTCCCGCGTATATTCCATTTTGTACAGATAACTCAGGCGGCTGGGGAGGGAATTGCGGAGAAAAATTATACAGATGCCTTTTCAACACCTTCTCATTTATGTCGTCTCCTACGAAGGCGGCCCCGAAATCTATGATACGAAATGTTCCCCGATAATCCACTAAGACATTGTTCTCATGTAAATCAAAATGGCAGATGCCTTGCTTTTCCAACTTCGATACTGCCTCTAACATATGGCGAAGGGACCCGATGTAATCAAATTCCGCTGTTAATCCTATTCTATACACCGTTGTTCCTGCATACGGAGAAATAAGTTGGACCAAATTATCATCATCTGCTCGTTGAAATATCTTACATTGACGAGCATACTGGTTGCGCATCTCTGAGAAATTACTGGTCGTGCAATTATCTCCTTCTGACACAACATAGTATCTCTCCCAGCCTGGAATTCCCATGAGAATAGTTGCCATAGAAAGCTCAATATCCGAATTCTTTTTGACAAGAATTTTGCCAACTGTCCGTTTCCCCTTCACATCTGGCTTTCCCTTTTTACACGGCAACTTTGGAGAATAAACACACCCATGTGTTCCTTCTTCGGTGAGTTTGGACTGTTTGTGTCTCGTTTCCATCTACACTTGTCTAGTAATTCTATAGAGTAGAGGCGGGGAAGGATGAACGTATTTCCAGTTATCCTCCTTTTTACTATAGTCATTCTTGGCCTTACAGTAGCATCAGAGCTGATATTTCCAAGGGTCACTACAAAACTTCTGGAGGGATTTTCTGCAAACAGCATATGGTCGTCATTTGTATCCGCTCGCAGTGATATTGGTCATACGCAAGAAGATTTCAATTATAAAAGAGACCCGAGATATTTCAATGACTATGCCGACGTCGGCCGTTTTGGAGGTGCCTACGATTTCTGTCGAATGATTGCGCCCGTCGATGACCCGACGAATCTGTTTTTCGCCTGTGCCTTGGCGGGAACCGACAATATGGAGTCCACCACATTTAGAACACCCGGAACAAAGGACGGATTCCGAGTGAGTTATGACGATTACATGAGAGACACGACTGGCGACGGGCGATCAGACTATTGCCGTATTCTTTCTTGGAAAGACGGCTCTTATCAGCCGGTATGCTCTTATGCAAGGGATTTCGGATTTGACAGTGCAGAAAAGGTAGATTCCGACCCTCCTGCAAATATCAGCACAATGCTCACCTTTTACAATGGCTGTGCGATATGGCTACGATTCAAGGGCGATTTACTGGATACAATGGAAAACGTGAAAACACAGGTTGCTGGGGGTATTCTTATAGACGAGACTCCTCGCAGGGATACTTCGGAAGGACTGGAATTCAACGGAATCAACCAATTTCTCCGAATTTCCGATTCTTCCGATTTATCCATTGGCTTTAACGTTCCTATGCGCGCCATGCGTTCTTGGATGGTATGGGTGTATTTTGAAGAATTCACGAATAATGCGAAAATCTTTGATTTCGGAAATGGCCCTGGAAAAGACAATGTATTCCTCGGAATTCTCGGAAAAGGCGATTCTGAGGCGGCGGGCACGGATTTACGCCCCCTTCTGTGCGGCAGCGAAAAATCCACTGTGCCCGACCATCCGTCAGGTCAACAGCGCGTCGCCGAAATGAGCCCGAAACGTCTGATGGAAACGACGGATGCAAATGTGAATGAATATACATGCGGCGGATTTGAAGATTACCCAGAGAAGCTGAAGCCTTCCACAGTGGGACCTATTCTTATGAAGAACACGGGAAAGGCGACGCTATTGTTTGAAGTATGGGACAAACAGTCCAGGAAAATGCGCATCAAGGTGAATAGTGCCATTCCTCTGAAACGCTGGACGCATATTACTATTACCACGATGAGCGATGACGCGTTTCGTCCGAATATATCGGTGTATATTGACGCCAAAAAAGTGTTTGAGAAGGAGAGTGGATGGCTTCCGGCAACAAGCTCCATGACGAATTGTTATTTGGGTAAGAGTAATTGGTCTTCTTCGACAAGTCAATACGAAAATCGTGATGAATTGTTCAAAGGAAAGATGTTTGACTTCCGTGGCTATAAGCGCAGTCTTTCGGATGGAATGATACATGATTCGTTTGAATGGGGCAAAGAGAGACTTTCTCTGACAAGCCTTCAAGAATCTCCTATCCGGTTTTTGAAATAATCCCCGAAAACTCCGTAATTGTTTGATATAGGTGTGGTTGCCTCACCACAATATCAACAAAATCTCGTAGAGACCCGTTTTCGATCTCTACAAGTCCCCGAGTTAATCCAACTCCCCCCGGTTCTCCCACACTCAAAAACATCAAGTCCATCTCTGCGTATATTTCGTCCCTCCAAAAATTCGTCAATGAAGATATCCAATCGGCAAATTTACTTGCGTGTATATATGTCCGAATCCGCAGAGCCTGGTAAATTGCAGGAATTACAACAGTCGTATTCATCGCTAACAATCCTAAACATAAATATAAAATTTCCTTTAACATAGTAGAACAAAATGGCCAAGGGAACACGCAAGGCAGGTAAGAAGTCGGCAGGCACTCGTAAGCGTAAGCTATCTCCTGCGCTCAAGGCGTGGAACGAGAAGGTGATGAAGAAGTACCGTGAGATGAAGAAGAAGAACCCTAATACGAAGCTGGGCGACGCGATGAAGGCGGCCAAGAAGGAGTAAGAATCCTATAACGTGAAGTGCCAAATTTAAGAACCCCTCGCTACGCTCGGTTGTTCTTAAATTATTAGCACTTCACATTATTTCCTAAAATACCAAAATTAAGAACTAGCGTTCTTAATTTTGGCATTTAACGGTAGATGAGTAAATCCCCTAAAAAATATGCGATGATTCTATCATCCGTTATTTTTTATCCTTAGGGTGATGGTTCTTGTCTAAGAGTTCTAAACAATAGAAGCAGCGGCAGAATCAATCGCAGCATCCTGAGAGGCCTGGGCGGCCTGGGCATCCTGCTCCCTACGCTCTGCAACCGTAGGAAGTCGCAGCTTCGGTGGTTGCGATGCTGAAGCCACCTTCGGCTTCGGCCCAATCTTGTTGAACTGCTTCCACTCCCACTTTTCCCCAATCTGCGGAACGCTACAACTCTTCATCCGGCTCACGTTCATCAAGCTCTCATTCACATACGTCCGCAGATTCTCATACTCTGTCATTGTCATCGCAAAGGCGGCTTCGTCTGCAGGAGGCGTATTCACGATATTGTTCAGCATCATCGTGCTGGTATTCACAAACATCTCTAACACACCCCGAATAGCCAGATGCTTATTTCGCTTCAGTTCCCGCTTTGCTAGCTCCGTCTGCATCGCCTCCTTGGTAATCTCCTTCATGAGATACATCATACCCAAGTCACCGTTGTCATTCACGTTAAACGCGCCCTGATACATCTGGATACGCTGGTCAGCAATCTCCGCCGTCAGTCGGTGGATCGCCAAGACAATCCGCTGGGTCGCTGGAGTCACTGTCTGAAGCGCCAGATGAATTGCCCGATAATACGGAACCCCCCCACACGGCACATCACCTGCATTCCGAGGCGCTACGCCATTTCCTTGCTTCCGCAAGAACTCGTAGTAATGCGGATTGTGGATTACGCCGTTCACCACCTGCCCCGTTACCCAAGAGAATGCTGTATGACACTCGGTGCAGAACATTTGGTCACAGTTTCGACAGGAAGTCATATCTTTGCTCAAGAAACGATGGTTACCTCCAACATTCCATCCGAAGTAACGCCCCCGTCCAACCGGTTTTACGCTTATACTTGTCTTCAACCAGTCCTTGTTTGGTGATGAATTTACACACTTCTTACGAGCAACTCGTGTGGGAATATCGGAGAGATTTTTGCCCGAGATACAAACTCTATAATGAGGTGCATATGTCTTTGCTTCCACTCCTGGAAAGGTCACATTATCCTTTTTCAGAATATCAACACTCACCACAAATCCTAGGCTACGAGCAAGAAGTTCAATCTGCTTTCCGATTTTATGATTGGACTGAGAAATCATAATACGTTTTCCTTCTGCACCTAGATATCCATCTGTATCAACAAGCCCAGCAAGCAATTCCAGACGAGTTTGCCTGTCATTTACAAGATAGTCCTGAGGAATGTGCTTATTCCGAATGAGCCCATAGTGGTCAAGCTTATCTTTCAGGGTATTCTTATTTGTAACACCCTTCTCATATACAACCTCTTCCTTAGGGAGATCGCAGAGGCTGCACTTCTTTTTTGAACATCCCTTGCATGTTGCAGATGTGACACCACGAGTAATAGCCTCCCTCTTCCAATTCTCGCCCGCACAGCGATACATATCATCATGGAGAAGCTCACACTCATTCCTCTTACACCAATCAAGAAGTGCCGTAACAATCTCGGGGTCCTTCTCTGGGCAGCAGGCAAAGTCCACGCCGTTGTTAATTCCATCTCCAATCCAGACACCCATTATATAAGGGTCCAGGGCCACATCTTTCTTTGGCCAATGAATAGAATCTCCCTTGTATCCATACAGCCTGTCCTTTACAGCCTGAGAAAGTTTCATATACTCTTCTACCACTATCTCTAACACTTCTGGCAATTCAAGGGAAATCATATAGACCTCAGCATCCTCAACCCTTGAGAATTGCTTTGATGTATTTGTAAGAGTGACAGGATCAATCCACTTTAACACGTGACCATTGTTTTCTTTTGAGATAGATACACGCGGCTTCAGCGCCAGCTTATGCTTGCTATTCACCGTATAAGACATCCCCCTAGTCTGAGTCACCTCATACATCTCATCCTCGCCTGAGCAAGTCTCCTGAACAATGCGAATTGTCCCATCGTCACCCACTAGCTCATCGCCCACAACAATATCCTGCGACATCTTTGTCTCGCCATTCCAAAGAAGAATCTCCGTATCGGCTGCAAAGCACCCATCCACTTTACTGATACGTTCCCCACACTTCGGGCAAGGCCGAGATTCCTTGATAATCAACGCCACACTATCCTTTTGCCCAGGGTCACACGTATGCTCAGAATCCTTATCCAGACCCTTCATCACAAGACAATCCGGACACGCCCACAGCTGACACGTCCCGCACTTGTAGGCCGTGCTCAAGAATCCACGGCATTCTCCATCGGGGCACTTCATGATGAACTTCGCCCGCTCAGGAGTCGCCGCCTTCTCGCCCTCCGTCAGCGTCCAGGCAGGAGGCGGCCGCCCCTCGCTCTCCGCCGTATAGCGAGTCAGCTGTGCAGTGAGGCGATGCGACCGCCGAAGAATCTTTGACCGAGCCACCTCCAGCTCCTGGAGCTCCTTATTCACCACACGAATCAAGACCTCCGTATCACGCACCTTGATCCTCGCCTCCACACGCGGCTGGCGGGTAGGAAGAATGGCAATCTCTCGCTCCATCAATACGTGCTCCCGATGCTTCTTATACGGGCCAATGCGAAACGCACGTGTAAAGTTCAAATCCAAGAACTCGTCGTTCCAAGCACGTCGACACATCATACAGTGCGCATCTAAGACGCCATCTGTAAGATACTTCTTCGTACAGACAGCACACGCCGACTCGTTACAATACGGACAGCACACAGGCTTCCGCAGTTGAGAAGTATAGGTATCACAGCAAATTGAACAAGTAGCCATTTTGCTGTGCTAGGACTATACATACAGGTCACGTTATAAATCAATTTTTTCATCCATAGGCAGCTAACCGGAATACACAGAGGCATCCACGGCCGCCCATACTTTGCCCACCACCGCATAATATTCCGCGACATCCTCCTCTTTCACAACCTTCTCCTCTACTGCCTTTTTCAAGGCAGAAAGATACAGCAGAGTAATATTTACAATGTCATCGACGTTGTGCGTCGCATGCGAATTATACTCATTTACTGACAGAGCCAGCTCCATACTTAGACGCACTAAATCACGAGCCGTGGTGCTCATTACTATCTACGCCAGAGATTTTTTAATTTTCTTCTCTAAGTTCTCTTGCTATAATCCAATTGTTGTTAACATTACATTCGCATTCAACCCATCCATTTGCTGTCCTGCGCTCAGGATTATATACCCTGTGATGTTTTAATGCAAAATCGCTCAATGATGTATATGAGATATTATTATAGACTATACGGTCTGTTGTGGCATTATATACAGCGCTCCATGTTCTAGAAACATCTTGTCCAATAATATGACGAATTTGCAGACCATCTGTAAAATATCTACTCATTACATTTCCAACATTTACTATAACACCATTTCCTTCTTGTTCCACTATTTCTTCAGTAGGCTCTGGTTCCCACATTTGACCTTCAATTAAATCAAATAATCTACGAACATATTCAGGTGTCGTGCGAAAAAACTCTCGGCGAGGATTCACACGGGTATCTTCTATAAATAAATGTATGCGAGATTCTTTTTGGGCTGGATTTATAACTCGCTTTGCAAACTCAATGACAAATGGTAAAGGGACACCTGTGGTATAGAGTTCCCTTATGCGATCTTCTGGTGTCCTTCCTTCTGTATGCATTTCACCAATTTTGACAATTCCAGGCATCGCTGGATTGCTAAGGCAATATATATACCCTTCTGCCATATTTATTTTTATTACTTATTATTTTAAACGTCTCACTTTTTATTCGGCAAAACATATAATTCTGTTCTACATATTGCACACTTTGGCTCTGGCATTTCTTTTAATTTTGTTAAGCATTTCTTACAATATTTATGTCCACAATTTGTAATATCCAACTCGCCCTTTGGTATTAATTCTATACATATAGGACAGTTATATGGATTACTCAATAAATATGTAATATCCTCCATCTCTTTTTTAATATACGCCAATTCCATTTCCGGGTTTATATACTGTGGAAGAGGTTCATTCACGAGACGCAATATACGTTTATTTTGTTCTAATATCAATTTATGTGTATAACTACATTCTTCATAAAAACGACACCACGCATATCTGCGTTGAGCATCCATCTTTTGTATTGAACTTCGTACAGCCATTAATATAAATAAACAATAATTTGTTTAAACATTCTCCACCAACCGCGCCGTTAACTGAAACGACCCTGCACAACTGGCGTTCTCGCTCCACCATACCCGCCCTGCAGCCGACATGTTCTCCCAGCACTCCTTTGACACAGCTCCCACGACACCCGCAACATCCTCAGGTGCAGACACCCGAAGGTAATGCACACCCTCCACGGGAGGATTTGCATACGAATCCATATCCACTTCTGACGAAACAACTGGCACACAGCCCATGGCCATACACTCCACTTCTCTATGACACTTGTATCCATAACCGGGCAAACAGAGACCAAAGCGTGCAGAAGCCAGCTTCTCCAAATACTCCTTTTGTGTAAAAGGGTATTTCTCATCGTTTTGAACCATAACCCATTCCGAACAAGCCGACTGCCAATCACCCTTCCGCCTCTTCGCCTGTACGGCATTCTCCGTCTTTCCGTAAAACACGGGCCCCGCCACTCGCTCGTCGTATCCTTGAGCCGTGGCTTGAGCCACCTCTTCCACCAACTGGGGGCGACGAGGCCAGAAGGTCCATGGCTTTGCTTCTGCTGCTGCTGAAGCAGAGCCAACCTTTGGATTTCCAAATAAGGCCAGACGCCACTCCTTCTCTGTCTCAGGCGCAGCCAGACGCCACTCATTCGTGGGACGGTCGTATAAAAGCACACCGTCCGCCCCCACCTCGCCCCACCAGACCATGGTTGCAGTAGGATGCTCCTTCACATTCACCAACCCCGCCTTCTTCCATAGTCCCACCATCTCACGGAAAGAATCGCCAGGGTGCGAGAAAAATCCCTCCAGCCCCTTGCGAGGCATCCAAATTGTAGGCGCATCTTTCCCCCCCTCTGACTCTTGCACAAGGGAAGAAGCAGAAGCAAACTCCGCAACTTCCGCCATTATACGCCGAATTCTCTCCTCGTGATTGTCAGGCCCGATGATATTCATAATGTAATGACGCAAGCCCGCCGCCGCCGACAAATCAATGCCCTCCGTTGTGACTCCGTTAATCTCAAAGACCGCCGCGCCCTTAGGAAGTAGCCAATTCCATCCGAAACACGCCACGTTTCCAGAGCAGACCACTCCGTGTGCCCCCTGGAACACCTCGGCAATTCTCGGGAGAGGTGACTTCACCGTATGAAGCACGTTCACCTTCCATCCGGTCTCTTCCAGGGCAGCTTCAATTAATGCCACAATATCCGACTTCAGCAAGAAATTGTCCTCCACAATGACGATTCTCTTATCCTCGTCCATCTCAGCCGCCCATCCGCCCCGAGTCATAGCCCTCAATGCATCCACGTCCTCGCTCAGCACGTGCCGATTATCCACAATAGGAAACCCCACACCCTCTTTTGCCCAGACCAGCGAATCCTTGTCACGGCAAAGAACTGGCAAGCTCTCCACCCCCCAATCAAACAACCCAAGCACATCCTCGAAAAACTTTTCCTGGGAAGCGAAGAAATCTCCCGACCCGTAGGAACGCCACAGACGTAAGACCTTGCTCAAATATTTCAAGCAATACACCTCTCGACTCTTCGTCGCCATCTCAGGCCACGGCACAATGAGCGCCTTCTCCACACCCAATGTGGGCATGAGTCCGTGCATCTGCGCCTTCCCCCACATCTCCTGCGCCTTCTTGGCATTCCCAATATACATCTTCTGCTTATCAAACGCCAGACCATCACACGTTTCAAAGCACTCCCCCGTATGAAACACTACTTCTTCGTCGGGCACCAATAAATTTTCCGAATCGGCAGAATATACTCCGCGCGTCACACGCAACCAATCGGGAACGCCGCCGCCACGAAGCACGTGGGTCATCGGCGCAGGAGTGAGCTTATCCACCTTATTGCCTGAGCCTGCAGTGCCTGCGGCAGACCACTTTATCACAGGTGCCAGGTCATTCACTCCAGAAGGCTCTACGTATAAGAAGACTTCCCGCTCAAGAATATCCGTCTTACTGTAATTACGAATCTCGCTCGCATGAAAGTGCCAGGTTTTGAGAGTTTGGCAAGGATTCACTACGAGAAATTTCTGGCGCAACATTTCCAAGGCAACCGCATTGTCGCAGCCCATACGGCCGAAACGGAAATCCAGATTCTTCCAAATATCTGGACCCCTCTTTGCAACATCGGCCGCCCGAACAATCCACGTATCCTGACTATCAGGACGAGGACCGAATATCTTCGCCTCTTTCACATCTCCCGAATCAGGCACATCGTAGCGAAGAAGAGCGAGAAATTTATCTTCCAGATTCAACGACCACAAGTCCTTCCATGAGTCATCGTCAATACAAATGTCGGCATTGGCGAACACGGCAATTACGTGCTCAGGGAAGGAGGCAATTCTCTTATACACTTCCTCGTATGTAAGCCGCTTTCCGATGACAACTTCCTCAATCTTCCCATACACGTCAAACTTCTCCGCACGCTCGTTTAATAGCAGCACTTTGTCAATGAGCGAACTCTTGGCATTTCTCTCTAGACAACGCCGCAGCTCTCGCTGCCGCTTCGGCTTCTCTGTCGTATAATACTGCGTAATCCACCACAGCTCCGCCGGCTTTTCGGCGGGCGCAATCGTAATTCCACAGGCCGTGGCACGCTCAAATGCGCCCTGCTTCTCAAAGTGAAGGGAAGCGGCATAGGAGTCCCCAATAATCCGATTATAGCGCAAGAGACCGGCAAGTAAAACTGTTGCATCCTCCGCCGTTCCGTCCCAGTCTCCACCTAGATGAGGATACATTGCCGCAATTTCCCCCAGATAGATAATATTCCGAATCCCGAGCGTCTTGAATTCGGCTGAAGACATGCCAAGGCTTTCCCTGGCTAACGCCGACAAGACCAGAATCTGTGATTCCTTTGCCAGCTCCTGTAGTCTCTCCACCGTAAGGCCTGAATCTAGGACAAGCCGATACATGGGCGCAGAGCCATCCTCCAAAAGCCCGTCACTCACCGTATCCACCTTGGGCGACGTCATGCGGAAGCCGAGAGTCTTCCGCTCCTTCCACATACTGGCATCCGTCTGGATGACCCGCACATCCTTGCCAGTAATAGGATGACGAGCAAGCATTCTTATTTTACATCAGAAATATGTTTTAGACCCTTTCGCCGCCGACGACAAGAAAAGGTCTAAAATATACGCCCATTATAAGACAAATGGACGAGATAATCGCAGAAAAAATACAAAATGCAGTAAATATTATATTCCCCAAGCTCTTTGAAAATATACAATGTAAGGTCCCCCGCATGGAAAAGAATAAGATATATATACCATTCTTATGGAACAGATATCCTTATAGGCCTGGAGAAATGGTATACGATATTCTTTCAAAGGAATCCATAAGTCTAGACGCATTTTCCAGTAGCCCACTCGCCTCCTTATACTGCGGTGCGGGAATAGACTGGATTCAAATGAAGTATGTGACGAAACCCCCAGAAATCTCGGCCATGGAAAAGGCACTTGTGGATATTTTGAGAGTCTAAATACCCAGTATATAATAACTATAAATAATGGACGACCCCACATGTGCGTATCTCATTAACACCACCCCCAAATATTTCTACCTCCTACCTCTACACATATCCCTTTTACACAGATACGCACCCTCATGTACATGGCCAATCTATATTGCCACGGAAGCACCCGAACTTTTGCCTATGCCTCTGGCAAAAGTCAATATCATCCACCTTCCAACCCACAAAGAGGCATTTTTTGACAGTCGTTCCGAGGCTGTTCGTCACCTTCCTCCTTCTATCAAATACGTCTTTCCAATCCAAGAAGATTTTCTACTGGAAGGTCGCCCTATGAAAGAGCCTATTCAAGAAGCCATTGACTTATTGAATACACACCCAGATTTATCTTCCGTTCGCCTCATGCCCTGTCCTGGACCAAGGGGTGTCAAAGGATTTCAAAAAAGCTCCTTCAGGCTCCTAGAAAAAGAAACCGACACCATCATATTCACGTATCAGGCAACGATTTGGAGACGCGCCGATTACCTAAGCTTTATGGACGCGCTCATCTCCTACAGCACGGAAAAAACTGCGCCCACGGAAGACCGCCAGAAGAAACAGAATAACATCGCAATCAAGGTGAATCTGGCCGAGATACACTTTGGCCAATCCCTTTTACACAATGTCTTACAGGGCAAACAGCACATCGCTTGGCTAAGAGAAGGAGATCATCCGAATGCCGTGTATCTATGCCCTTGGCCATATCGCCCAACCGCTGTAGTCCGTGGCCAATTGGAGCCATGGGCAGCAGAACTTGCTAAAAGAGAAGGCTTTGCTCTTGCCTCCCTCTAATCTATATTATTCAGTGTCACTTGAATACCTCCAAAGGAAGGAATAGCCGTGGTTGCATTTGTTCCAGTTGTGGAATCTCCACGATGTCCTATCCATAACTTATTAGGAGTATTTATGAAATCCTCTGTTGTTAGGAAATATGTGATTTTCCCAAGAGGTGCAGCCTGCGGAGTCAGATAATTTACTACTACTGGTACTCCTATAGGTTCTTCTGTAAGCAAAAACGTGCTAAATGTGCCAGCGGTTGTATGCTGTAGGCCGATATTCACATCAATTCTCATCTTTGATACACCAGGTATAATTAGATTACTATACCCCCCAATATCAATAATTCCTGAAGTGGTAACTTCAGAATTATTTATGGGCGTATTATTCAAATTACTACCCTGTAAACCAAGAGTGGAAGTATGTATTCTGTATTTACCAGGATTCGCTGTCTGTATATAAGCCCGTGGCTCAAATACATTTCCAGATGAGCGAATAAATTTCACCATTGGCCCAACATATCTCGTTATATCCTCAAGTTGTGTAAGGCGATTTACACAGTCGTATAAGGAAGAAGAATCTATGTATCCAGATGCATATGTAAGCCTATTTATAGACCTTTCCAAACCACTCGTGTTTATATATTCAATAGAGCCTAAACCGGCAACCGTGCTCTGTAAAACGTTTTTCATATTGGTCTGAGCACTTGTTATAACAGTGCTAAGCCCATTCTGTATTTGAAATACCGGCGAGACTTCTTTCATGGTGCTTATAAATTCCAATGAACTCTTCCATTTCAGATTTCCTATTGTGTCAATGGCCGGAGCAGAATTGGGTTGAATATGTGTTTGCCATTCTGTAGGGCTAAACGCAAATATATTTCGAACGGTTAATATATTTGTATCCACATGGTTCATTTCTATTAAATGCCACACGATTTCAGCCGCCCTTAAAAACGTGCCCATTCAATCGGTATTGTCTAGCGTAACATGAATTCCTCCTGTTAGCGGGATTGTGGTCTCCATTGTCCCGCCGCGGGTAAGGGAATGGCAGAGTTGCAAATTAGGCCTGCCTTGAATATCATTGGAATTCAATAAAAAGGTGGCATTCCCCAGGCTTGCAGAGCTCTTATTATATGTCAGAACAACTGGCGTACCTATAACTGACGTTTGACCAGGCGCCGTTAAAAATGTGCTCATTGTTGTCTCTGCTGCAGCTGTATGTGTAATCCATACATTCGCATTCACCTCTATCTTCATTTTAGAGCTGCCCACTATATGTCTTGAAAATCCTCCTATATCTATTACGGCAGATTTCGTAAAATTAGGGGCTAATGAGGTCACCGTCTGGCCCAAATTATGTCCTTGAAGCCCAAGGCTTGACTGGTAAATCTTATATTCCCCAGGATGTAAGGTGCTCACATAGCCAACGTTTGCAAACGACGGAGAAATACGTTGCAAGTCCCCAAGGCGATTGATACAATTATATAGAGTCTGGGTGCTAATATATCCTCTAGAGCCTAGATTGTTAATACTATCGAACAGTTTGGAAGTGCTCACATACCCAACACTTCCGAGGCCTTCCACAGTGCTGGTCATGCGTGATTCCATCGTAGAATAAAACACGGTGGACAGACTACTCAGACCAGGCTGTATCATCTGCACTGCTCCCAAAAATGACGTATTTAATTGAGGAATGCTCACTGTGCTCAGAAACTCATAAGAATTCTTCCAAGTCACAAGGCCTTGTTTTGCAATTACCGGAATATACCCCTCTTGTATTGCCAGACCTGTATCTGGATTTTTTGCGATTACACTGCGTACTGTAAGGGATGTAGTATCTAGTGTAATTCGTGACGAACCCGACATTTGTTTATGAACTACTATTTCCCGTTATAAATAAAGAAAGAGTATTATCCTCAGATATAAGTGCTTTTGCAGTTGGATTTGCAGACCAGCCTCCAACCGACGCCATCGTAAAATTATCTATGCGATGCATGATGCTGTAATTGGAATTCATACCAGGATTATTTATTAGTTGAACCGGTAAAACGAACCTCAAAGAATCCGTGTATAGATTTATGATACTCCCTGAGCGAAGAAGCCAGGGGCGAACAAATGTCGTGGATAACATTTCCTGTTCTCCACATTTTATAAAACTCGACACGTATAATAAGGTATCGGCGGGAACTGTAAAATTATTACTAAATGAAAAAGAAGGTGCGTGGTTTATTTGGACTTGTCCTTTATTTGTTATAATGGAAGACAAGGCGTCTAGCCGAAATGTTGCCGTGCTTAGACTGTATATGGAGTTGCCGTATACACCGACCAAATCCCCACGATGTTGCGAAATGTTGATACTTGAGGCGAAATTATTCACGCCGGCAAGTTTATAAGAAGTATTCGTGGAATTCAGTTTGTATAAATCAAGGCTCGTATATCCATTTATTAAGTTTCCAGTGCGTTGAATATTACTTGCTAGAGAAGCTGTAGTGCTTTGCAGCTGTGTCCTGTCGGTGAAAAGTGAGCTGACCGTGCTCATGGCGGATGACAGGGTTCCATATGCAACCCCGCTCAAATCATGCCAACCCTTGCTCGTAAAACTCGATATACTTATAAAATATGCATTTTGCGACACGTTTGCAGATAATAAAATGTCACCCACACCGGCAACTGTGACTTTATCCGACGTATTTGATGCCGTTAAAACACTGTTATTTGTACTATCTATGGACCCTGGTGCAATAGTCCTCACATTTGAAATCACGTTTATTTGTGAATATGTGTTGACTGCTGCTGCTCCTGCTGCTGCTCCTGCTGTCCCTCTTATATAAATCGTATTCACAATAGGGTCGCTTGATAGTTGAATACCGTTACATCCCACAAGGCGAAGCGTCGGAGAAGCCGAAGAGCTTCGAATAGTATTCCCTCCAACCACGTCAATTGTTTGAAAAGATTTGCTATATATATTCACCGTTTTTGCAGCCGTATCCACGGAAGTTCCAATCCCAGTTCCGCTCAACACTCGGAAATAATTATTGGAAGAATCTGCTAACAAAGGCACCCCGTCAAATATCAGTCCATTCACGGACGGTGCTGCCGTAAAACCGGCGGGAGATGCCCAGTATGTCCCCCCTGCCCCATCGCTCGTCAAGACCTTCTGGGCGTCAATAAGGCTTCCATCAGAATTCCTAGCATTTATTTGTTTTACAAATAAAAGCGAAGTATCAACCACGTTCTTCACACTCATCTCCTCTAACACAGGTTTCTAAACAGAATTCTGGACACTTACGAAAATAGAGCCAGTTGAGCCAAAATAGGGAGTGAAATTGTTGTTATGTAATCCTTGTTGAAAAACGCCATAGTTGATTGCGCCAGGCATGTAATGATACAAAGAATAATTACTTTCATAATTCAATACAGTGTTTTGAGGAACGGATATGCGTATAGGCTGTTGGAATGCATTGGAAGAATCTATAAAGCGAATACCATTTGAACTAGCAGGGTCTGACACAATACTCATTCCATTTGCAGCAAAGAGATAATTTGTCGTAGTCGTATTATATAATAATGTATTATTTCCATATTTCAGTAAAGTAGATATTGGGAAACATAAGGGTGTATTTATAACAGAGCCTGTGCCCAACTTAGAAAACAAAATAGTAGGGTAAGTTTCAATTGTAATTCTAGAATTGGAATTCGTGAAACTGCTGAAAGCATCTAGGCGTATAGTAGCCGTTGTGAATTCCATATTGCTATTATTTATAAGGTTGCCAGCCAATTGGGTTCCAGGCCGCACACCAGAATATGTTATACTACTTTGGAAAAACGTAGAAACATAATATATTGTTCCAACATTTGTAAATGTATTTGTATTTGAACCTCCCACGATACTAACATTACCAGCGTTATCATAACGTATATTTAATGCAAGAGAGCTCAAATATCCAACAGAGCCAAGACCTATAACGGTGCTTTGTAAGCTAGGCGTGCTTACATATGAATAAGAAGAGCCAAGGGAATTAATAACAGTCTGTAATCCAGTAGTGCTTACATATCCAGAAGATCCGAATCCTCCAACCGTGCTTTGTAATGCAGTTTGTAAGGCAATGGTGCTAACATATCCATAAGATCCTAATCCTCCAACCGTGCTTTGTAATGCAGTTTGTAAGGCAATGGTGCTTACATATCCAGAAGAGCCGAGGCCGGCAACAGTGCTTTGAAATGAAACTGGGGACGTTATTGTGCTGACGTATCCCAGCGAGCCTAGACCGATTATACTGCTTTCTAGCCAACTGCTGCTTACATATTTTATGTTTCCAAGGCCAGCAACTGTGCTCGTAATGCTGCTTTGTAAACTAAGACTGCTGATATATCCAAGTGTTCCTAGACCTGCAGTAATAACTGTTGCTGTTGTATTGCTCAACTGTCTTTGTAAAATGTCAACATTGCTTGTATTTATGTATACTAATGTTGAAAAAGAACTGAGCGTCGAAGGTAAGAAAGAAACCATCGGGCCTCCAAATGTAGATAGCGAATCCAAAACCCCATTCCACGTAGTTCCGCCACGCCCGTCTGTGATAATACTATTGCCAGCGGGTATAAATCCTCCAGTATCAGGGTTTAAAGCATATACACGACGAAGCACAATTCTATCGGACATCTTCGGCCTCCTTCTTCTTAGACAAGCGTTTGTATTTCTCAAGAGAATCATTCGCACAATCAGATGACGCAAGGAGGAGGTTTATTACAACTCGTCGCCCAGGGAAAACAAGATGTCTTCCTTACCGGTAATCCTCAAATCACATGGTTCAAGATGGTATATCGACGTTATACGAATTTTTCCATGGAATCTTCCGTAATTCAGTTTGACAACCAGGCAGATTTCGGGCGAAAAATAACTACGACTATACCGAGAAAAGGAGACCTCCTCGGCGCCTTGTGGCTAGAAATAGAACTTCCGGCTTTGTACAAGGCGAACAGTGATAAAACAAACCCAATAAACAAACTATCTTACACAAACGCCACGGCCCATGCCTTGATTCAAGAAATAAGCATAGAAATCGGCGAGCAGGAAATTGACAAACAGACGGGCGAATGGATGGAAATGTATTCCAATTACGTGATTACACAAGATAAGGTTCATGCTTGGAACATCATGATTGGTAAAACAGCAGGAGGATCACAAGGTGACAAGCCAGCCAGTAACATTAATAATTACGGCCCCTTGTATTTATATGTTCCTCTCCGATTCTGGTTCTGTAAAAACCCGGGTCTCGCGCTTCCTTTGATTGCGCTACAGTACCACCCGATTCGTATTAATATTACACTACGCCCTCTTTCACAGATGTTCATAAACGACACACCCAAGACAACGCCGTGTGATGTTTCTGCAGATGCGGCTACCATTACTTCGATGAATCTATACGGAGATTTCATACATTTGGATGTGCAAGAGAGGCGCAGATTTGTGGCGAATTCGCACGAGTATTTGATAGAGCAAGTTCAGTACACCAGATATCCGATTGATGCGACGGCTACGAGCGTACAAGTCCCTATGGAATTCAATCATCCCATTCGCGAATTATACTGGGTTATCCAGCGTCAAATGTCCGTAAACGCCCATCAATGGTTCAATTATACGAACATTTCCATTGGTGAGGGCGGAAATCTATCCAATTTAATCAATACGGCCTTACTTCGCATTGAAGGATTTGACAGATTTGATGTGAGAAAAGCCGATTATTTCCGACTCGTTCAGCCGTATCAGTATCATACGGCGATTCCTCAAAATGATTACGTGTATTCGTATTCGTTCTGTTTCAGGCCTGAAGATTGCCAACCGAGTGGAAGTATGAATGCCAGTCGCATAGATAATATGACCTTACATCTGGAAATGGCGAACACAAGAGAAACGGCTACTTCTGTGTATAGAGGTCCTGCTAGAGGGGCAGCAAATGTTCGTGTATATGCTTTGAATCACAATGTCCTCAGAATCGTGGACGGATTCGGAGGACTTTTGTTCCGGATATAAACCGTGTCTTTTCCGGCATATCAAAGCTATCGTAACTTTAGTAATGGTCTGGGAATTCCCCGCCGTTTCACAATCAAGAAAGGAATTCTGGGGGAAGCCGCAATATACGAAATCAGGTATGTGGTGGTTTACATTGGTGTTTGGATTCTTTGGCTTACACCACTTTTTACTCAGGTCTCCGCAAACGGGTCTTATATTTTTAATAGCAAATATCATATCTCTTGGGTATCTATGGTTTTATGACTTGATACAACTATCAAGCGAGGATAAAGGTGGCGTGAGCGACGATAGTCTAGACAAACATGGATTATCTTGGGGATTTGGTGCCTTGGGTTTGGCGAAAGGTATGTGGATTCCTGGTAATGAAAATGAAGCTAAAAGTTCTGCTTCTGGTTCTACTTCTGCTTCTGCTTCTTCTGCTTCTGCTTCTGCTTCTGCTTCTGCCTCTTCAACGATTAAGCCTTCTATTCTACATCCCCACGGTCTAATTTCTGACCAAGAAGCCTTACGGCTTGGGTATAAACTGAAAAAACCGCAAACTGGATTATATTCACAGGACCAAAATGTTCAGAAAGAAATTACAGAAGCCCAGAAAAAGAAAAATCTTGGGCAAGATGAAGGCCAACAGGTTCTTGAAGAAACCCAGAAAAAGAAAAATCTTGGGAAAGTTGAAGGCCAACAGGTTCTTAAAGAAACCCAGAATAATAATGAGGATCCAACAAAGCCTGTTCAATTGGGAGGAGCAAATAGCGACGGTCCTCCTAATCCATTCTTTTTTCTGGCCTATGCCATATTGATACCCATCGCCCCTTTGGCACAACTCATTGCAGGTGATAATTACAATTCCATTTCAAGAGTCTTGGACTTAACCATTGTGCCAGGAGGATTTTTTTGCTATATGGCGTCCATCATTTATGATTATATAATATTGTTTTTATTTCCTGCAGATTTGTTGGTCTTTGGAAGTAAGCGTTTCTTCCCTTTTACAGTGCTAGGTATGGACCCTGATAACCACAGTCCAAATATAACAGCAAATGTTGATTATGCGCCGTGCCCTCCTGATAATATGCTTGTCTCATTTATAAAAATAATGATACCCTTGGCGAAACAAATTCCAGGAGTTTCTGTTATCGCCACAGCTGTAGAAACGGCACTGGCCACGGCACAAGTTGTGAAAACACGGGTGATAGAAAAGGGGGCGGAAAAAGTCCAACAAGGCCTACGAGTTGCCGGCCAAGTAGGACAACTTGCTTCAAGCCTGCCTACAGCGGCTGCTGGAGCAGCTGCAGCTGCAGCGGCAGCATCTGCTTCTGGCCTTTCGGCCTGGCCTCAACCCAGTGCCCCTCCTTTCCCCAGTGCCCCTCCTTTCCCCAGTGCCCCTCCTTTCCCCAGTGCCCCTCCTGCCCCTCCTTATACTGCTCCTCCTCCCAGTCTTTATAACGAAAGTATGTTAGATGAAGATACTTTTAAAAGAATAAATGAACAATACATTCAATCTGATAAAAGATATAAACAATTTAAAGATGAAACTCGTGACCAAGATCCGATGAACGTAATTAAACAAACAGTGTATAATCCTTCAAACATTGGGAATCCTATGAGGGCTATGATGGCTATGGAGGAAGGTTCACATAGGGGTTATTATATACAACCGCTCAACGGCACTGCATCTAGAAATAGATATATTAGTGAGGATTTCCCTTTGTTCCGTCATGCTAGAGAAAGATTATTAAAAAAACAAGGAACAGAAAAAGACGAGGAAACAGTTGCTACTTTTATAAAAAAATTCAACACTATGGAAGGAAAAATGGTAGGAGGGGCAATAAAAAGTTATAATTCCCTAGAATATCTCACACTCGGCAGCTTGGCGGCACTCGTAGGTGGCGGCCTCCTGGTCGGCATAAACAGGGGCCTACAAAATTATACATACACGGGAAAGGATGATTCCCCTCCAAACGCAGGAAGAGTTTGAGAAGCTGTATAGACAAGATGAGCTAGCGGCCCCCATTCTCATTTACTTCACCGCCACCTGGTGTCGTGCGTGTAAGAAGTTGGACTGGGAGTCTATTCAATCCGAGTTTCCCACCCTAACCATTTACAAGTGCGACGTTGACGAGAATTCTTATACGCCTGGCTACTGTAACGTGAGCTCAATTCCCCACATGCTCATCGTGCATCCTTCCAAGGAGCTGGAGAACATAACGACGAGCGACACGGTCAAGGCGAAGGAGTTCATTCGCCTTCAGCTTGCGAATGTTAAGCTTCAGAAGAAGCCGACGCCGTAAGGCTAGAAGCAGCAGTAGAAGCAGTAGCAGCAGATCCAGAATAAATAACCATCTCTTTTACACTGCCATCGGGAAATACACGTATCCTAGTAACTTTTGCATTTAAAACAAGCGCTTTTATTATCGCTTCTTTTAAACCATCAGGTCCGAAAAAAATATATTTATTTCCCTGTTCTTTGGGAACAGGCGCTTCTACCAAATGTAAATACCTCGTTTCTTCCATCTAAGAACTTCCACGAATATGTTCAGGAATTCCGCTAGTTTTCCACTCTTCAGGAAGACCATTTGCGAGCCACGTAAGCGTATTCAAGACCCAGCTCGCCGAGAAGCCAGAATGCCCGTCCTGGTCCATCTCCTTGAATACAATTGCGGCAATCGGGTCCGTCTCCTTCCCATCATACGAGCACCGATTGGCCCGAATAAGCCCACCGATAGATATAAACTCCCATGCCGAAGGATATATGAGCGCCGCCTTGTTTCCACCATCAATGGCATGTTGTAGATATAGCTTACTCGTCTCGTCCGTGAAAGAAGACAAATCAAACACCTTTTCAGAAGACATTTCCATGAAGGAGGACTTATACCGTAGCACACGCCCAAATTTCATTTTTTTTCCACCCGCAAATCCTAGATGGAGTATGATTATATCATCGTCGGTGCAGGCATCGCCGGTCTTCACTCCGCCTTAAGAATATCGAAAGCTTTTCCAAAAGCCACAATTGCCATAACAGAAATGTATAATTACACCGGCGGAAGAATGTTTACCTTCCATCAATCCAATCCCTCATTGTCATGGGAATCGGGTGCAGGAAGAATCCACGAATCTCACAAGCATACGCTCCGCTATATAAAACATTACGGACTCACTCTCTTACCCATTTCCTCCCACTCCCAGTGGATTTCGGAAGACACTGCTACCCCATCTAAAGATATCTGGCCGTCCCTATCCGACATTTTCACCACTGCCATGGAAAATCTTCACCCCAAAATACTCGCCACGCACACCGTAGAAGATATACTACAATCCAATTATCTTACACAACGCTTCCCCTATAAATCTGAGCTATCGACCATGCGTGCCGATATCGCCATCAAATCCTTGCGTGAAACAATGGGCTCGTCAGAGGGATTTTATGTTGTGAAAGAGGGGTTTTCCAGTCTTGCGAATAAAATGAAAGCGGATTTGGTAAAAGGCAAAGTGGTGTTTCATTATAACCATAAGCTTGTTCATATCACAGGAAACACTCTACATTTCAAAGGCGAGAGTACCATGAAAGGAAATAAAATCATTCTTGCCATTCCTAGTGAGGCTTTGAAATCCATCAGCCCATTCCACAATCTCCCTGCCTTGAAACACATTGCCATGAAACCTCTTCTCAGAACATACGGCGTCTTTCCACCCAAGGCCTGGTTTCATGGAATTCCGCGGACCATTACCGATTCTCCCCTGAGACATATTATTCCGATTGATTCCAAGAAGGGTATCATCATGACCTCTTACACAGATGCTGAAGACACCAAGCCTTGGACCCGAATTCTAGAATCTAAAGGAGAAATCGCCCTGCAAAACGCCATTATGAAAAAGACAAGAGAGGTCTTTCCTGAGCTGACCATTCCGAATCCCATGGTCTTCAAAGCACATCATTGGAAATACGGGTGTTCATATTGGTTGCCCGGCCTGTATGATGTAAAAAAGGAAAGTGTCCATCTTATGAATCCTTTACCTGCCGCCTATCCCAATGTATATGTATGTGGAGAGAGTTATAGTTTGAAACAGGCGTGGATAGAAGGGGCCATTGAACACTCTGAAGAAATGTTGGAGAAGTATATTCTTTCGTAATAAAAAGAAAGAAATGAGTCATATACCTATTAACATCTTTCATATTCTCGTGGTAGCCCCGTTTCTCCTATACGTGGGCATTGTCCGTGGTCAATTGGTGCCTTGGATATTCTCCGTCCTCACTGGCCTGGGAATTGTTATCTTAGTGTATCACGGTTATAAGACATTTATAAAGTGGAAGGCGCAATCACCGAGTCTCTGGGTCAATGCGATACACTTCTTCGTAGTTGCCCCGCTTCTTATATACATTGGGAGCAAGGGATATGATACGCCGAGATGGGCATATGAGATTCTCGCGCTTCTAGGTTTTAGTGCGCTTGGATACCACATATATGCCATTATTATGCAAATCCAAGAAATGAATTCGTTGAGCCCTCAAAAAAAATTTGCAGCAGCAGACTCTTCAAACGCATAGGCCCTTCTTGACATTGTCAGCAGAAAGGAGGTCAGCGGGCAAGCAGTTCACTAGGTGATAAATGAATGATGGCTTGGAGTTGAACTGTGTCCCGCAGTGTGTGCACTGGATATTTCCAGCTTCTGTCTTCCCTTGGAACTTCGCCGTTTCCACGGGTAGGTGTTTCAGCAAGTAATGACTACGAAGACCAGCCTTCGTCATACTCTCAAAACCGCAACAAGATTCAGGACAGACGAACTCCTTCTTCTTCTCTCCAGCGTGATCTGGGTGCTTTGCAGCTATGTGATTATCAAGAGTCTGCTTTGCAGACGTCTCATAATTACAGTGCTCACACTTGTGTTTGAAAGCACCCATGTGCTTTGCCTTAATATGCATATGAACCGTGCTCTGGTTCTTCTTGGTAAAATCGCAGTGGGGGCACTGGAAACTACCGTCTGTGGTGCGTAGATATTCGAACGTCATTGGGAGGACCTTTTTCCCGGCGGGCGGAAAAATTCAATTTTTTGGGGGCACTGCCGCGGACAGGCGAAAACTTCTTAGATTATTCTGAAACTTGTGAAGCCATCAAAAAAGTTGAAACGTGGGCGGCTCATATGAGTAAGTCAGTAAAAAATGTTATACACTACGGAAGCCTTTCTCTGCTCTCTAGCTATGCTGTTCTTATATTCCTTGTGCGATACTTCCGCCGATAAGATTTCCGCAATCAAGGACTTGATTGAGGTAAGCCTACATGTTAAAATCGCCGATTTGGAGAAGAGGATTGAAGATGCAGAAAAGGAGATGTGGCAGATTGCCACGGAATATAGCCAGCTCCAGGAAGATTACCAGAAAACGAAGGGGGGCTACGATACTCTCAAGGAATACTCCACTCCCGAGCCAGGTGTATTTCAGGCATGGACTGGGACGTTTGAATATATGTTCTACGGCTACGAGAAGGTGCGTGGTTTCATTGAGATTATCAATACGGATGTCTTCGCGGTAGGCGAGAATAAGGATTGGCTTGCTTCGCATAACACCTTGCAGCGAGACATCCTGGTGAAAAAACTCCTGGAGGCAGAGTCGTTTGCTCCGAAGACGTGGATTGTCCGCACCAAGGACACCTGTTTCATTGACTGGGTTGGCTGGACTGGAACGGTTACGTGCCGTGTGAAGATTTATGAGGGGCGGGACAATTTCAGCAGGGTGGAGCAGGCCCTTCAAAAGGCCCCCAAGATTGTTTGGGAGAAGAAGCTTATTACTGTTCCTTCTACACTTGCTTCTTCTCAGTAGTCTACACCATATCCAAATAAAATTGAATTTTTTGTAGGCTCATATACACAAGTCCCCCTCCTTAACAAATGCAAAAAGACTGGATTTCTGGAACTCTGGAGTTGTCTGCCAAGGTCCGATACGGAATCGGCTCTCGCGGCATCCCCCTCTTCCGCTTTGTCCCATATGACACCTCGATAGGTCCATTTGCTGTTGGGTGTAGCCAACGAGACCTCTTCCACAATGTTCATGCGATTGTCACCCCTAACCCAGAACCCTCTCCTCATACAAGCTTCCGAACCCTTCTTCCGAAAGGAACGCTTGTACAGAATCTCGGCATTCCGACCAATGAGACGAATCTACAAGTTCTTCTCGCCGCCTATGCATACGATGGCAAAAAGAGTCTGCGTCTTCCGAAAGCACCGCTACAAGACAGCCCCTCCCTAGCCGAAGAAGACTTCTCTAAACGCCCCCATGTGGAAGGCATCACCTTCCACATTGACCCGCCAGGATGTAAGGACGTCGATGATTCCTTCAGCTTTCTCAAAACAAAAGACCGAACTTGGCGCGTCTCTATTAATATCGCCGATGTTGCAGCCTGGGTAAAAGAAGGCTCAGAACACGACCTGAAAGCAGCGGAGAGAGCAACCAGCTTCTATTCTCCTGAAGGCGAGGCACTTGTCCCGATGTTTCCCCGAGAAATCTCCGAGGGCGCGGCCTCTCTTCGTGGCACCGAGCCTCGCCCAACCTTGTCCCTCCAATTCACTTGGACGCCCAGTGACCCCGAGCCCCTGACCGATTTCCAATGGGTGGAAGCAATGGCCACCACACACATCTCTTACACATACGACGAAGCTGATGCGGCCCATGCCGAAGGCATGAACGCCTTGAAAGAACTCTCTGCCGAGTTGGACCCTACGAATACTCGGCAGACATCTCACGAATGGGTCCAAAACATGATGATTCTCTATAACCGAAAGGCCGGCGAGATGCTGCGCAAAAAAGGAAACGGAATCCTCCGACGACACTCTGCACCAAAGGCCGCCGCCCTTGCGCAATGGACGGCCATTGACCCTAGCCTGAGCTTCTTGGCCTATGAGGCGGCCTCCTTCTGTCTGGCGACAGAGGAAGATACGAGGCATTTCGGTCTTTCAGAACCAGATATCTGGACGGATGCCTATGCCTACGCAAGCTCACCCATTCGCAGATACTGCGATTTGGTGAATCAGCGGATTTTGAAGGGAGCGTCTGACACAGTCCAACAAGAAATCGTAGATACGCTGAATCGGCGTCAAAAGCAGGCGAAGGCGTTTAGCCGAGACTTGTTCTTCATGGGGCAACTAACGACCGACGTCAAAGTTCAAGAAGGACTCGTTGTCGCCCACACTGAAAAGTGCGCGAAGGCATACATACCGGCGTGGAAACGCTGCGTTAAAATTAAATGCATGGAAGACCTACCTCCAGTGGGTTCCCGTGTAACCCTGGAATGGCTCTACGACTATGAAAAACCCAATTGGAAAGAGAAGATTATATTTCGAATGAAGTAACAAATAGAATGAACGGGAGTATTCTTCTTATATCTACCCTAGTAATAATTTGGTGGATAGCCGTCTGGGGCCTCATTGATATTTTTTTAAAGGATATTCTTGGAAATTCCAAAAAATCCTATATCATGGTCTATTCGGCCATGATAGTCGTCGTGGTATCCGTCTTATACGCCTATCCTAGACTGGGAGAAAGTTTTGTCTGATTATACTAAATCGTATAACCAATCGTATTATTCTTTTTATAGGATAATACTATATGGGTAAATCTCAAAGCAAACTTTCCAGTAATCAGGGATTGAAAAAAGCATTACTCATTGGTATTAATTACATAGACGAACCTAGTAATAAATTGGAAGGCTGTATTAATGATGTTAAGAATCTAAAAACTCAAATAAACAAGTTTTATCCGAAATGCAATGATTTCAGAGTGCTAACAGACGATTCCACGAATTTGAATGAAAAACCAACCAGAAAAAACATTCTGGATGGTATTCAATGGTTGGTTAAAGATTTAAAAGCAGGTGAAAATGTATTTTTTCATTACAGTGGTCACGGAGGATTAACGGTGGATTTGAATACCGATGAAAAAACGGGCATGGATAGTTGTATTTACCCAATTTCTGGCAAGAATATAGAAATTATTCTTGACGATGAATTAAAGATACTATTGGCTAACAAAATACCCAAAGGTTCGAAGTGTTTCGCCATTTTAGATTGTTGCCACAGTGGCTCTGGCTTAGATTTAAGATTCAATATTCAATCTCCTTCTTACGGTAAATTAACTATTTCACAAGAAAATGCACATCAAAAAACAAACGGATCTGTTATTTTCTTAAGTGGTTGCATGGATTCGCAAGTTTCTGCAGATACTCTCAATGAGAAATCACAGCCGAGCGGTGCTTTAACAAACGCTTTGATTGATGTTTGGAATACGTATGGCATGAATATAAAATTCAAGCATTTGTTGTGGGATGTCCGAAAATTATTAAAAGAAAGAGAATATGAACAAATACCTCAACTAAGTTGTGGCAATAGTTTGGATATCAATGATATGTTTACCTTGGATTGAAGATGGCAAATCTCCCCCACCCTCTTCTAAAATAATATAATATCTAATAGATGAGTAAGTCTAAACAATTTATGCGCAATATTACACTGTCTCTCCCTATATTATTAGCAGGAATTATTCTTATTGGAACAACACTCTATAGACTTGTGTATTCCGATAATATATCAGAAGATATAAAGAAAAAATTGTCATATGCAGAAATTCCTCTTTCCTTCGTGGTCAGCCTTTTTATGTTAACATATTTGGCACAGATGGCATTCTTTATATTATTCGGCTTACCTTATTCTCTTAATAATATATATCTTCTTTTTTATTTAATATTTCTTATTATATTTACAACTCCATTTATAATGACATGTATTCGTGCGATTATACAAGAAAAAATAAATACAAATTATCATACTGGTTTCTCAGTTGCTATATTGCTTTCAACATTGTATAATATGAGCATTATTCTAAAATTATTTGTGGGCATATAATCGCATCTAGACCCCCTAAACCCGCAAATACAAGCTCTCCGCCACCACAATATCCCGCAGAATGAGCTCCCGTGCTCCAGACAGCTCGGCAATCCATTCCAACTCCCCTGTGAGCCCACACATCGCCAAGAACTCGTCCAGAAGTCCCGAGAGTTTCAGCAGCGCCTTCATCATGTTCCCCTCGAATATCTCGTGCTGCATGCAAAGCTCAGGGAGACTCATATCCCCCTTCAACCAATCGGCCACCGGCTCAATCCACTCGGTACTTATATCCCAGAAACCGCGCCGTCCAGACTCAATCGGAACACCGTGCTTCCTTTCCAACTCGCAACACTCCTTTGACACATCCACCATGAGCCACAAATAGCTCTTCACGAATTCGCTGACGTTCAGCCCACTCGGTGCAGTAGGCATCAAATCGTCCCTCGGCTCCCCCAAGAAAATGGCCAGAATCGTCAAAAGTTCGGCCGCCGAGCACCGCTTTAAGTTTTTTTTCAAGGATAAGAACAACTCGGTCATCAGAAATGGCTGCGCCTCATTCGCCTCCGAAGCCAGACGCCCACGCAGAGTCAGACGTCCGTCGCTTACGTATCCGTATTCCTCCAGAACGCGACGACGAAGCAGAGCACCAGGAACATGGTTCCAGTCGGGCTTGCGCCCTGGAACTCCATCCTCCGCCCGCCCACTTTTACACGCATCTTGCAACCCTCGGAGTTGCTTTTGGAGGAAACGCCGCCTCTCAAACCGCTCCAAAATCGGCTTCCAAATATTCGTTCGGTGATTATCTTCCCAAGCCACGAGCTCTCGTTGCGCGCTTTTCCGCTTTGCGTTTTGGCTGGAAGCAATCCGGTTTTCAATCTCCGCCCGAGCCGCACACTCTGCCGCTTGCTCCTCCGTCAACAGAATGCCCTCAATCTGCCGAGAAAGAGCCTCTGCATCCGCTTCCAAAGCCAATTGGCGTTCATTCTCTAGAGCATACCAGTAGCTGTTTTCAAAGAGCGATTTCTCTGTTAGAGCGTCGCCCCGACCCTCTGAAGCATTCATAATCTTGAACAAGAAGTCGTAATGGAAATTCATGCGTGAGCCGAAAGTTGCCGCCTTGCCGCAGAGAATCTGTTGCGCCTCACTCGTCGTAACAGGGTCCCGTTGCGGCAGATAAATCACCAGCCCTCGGTCATCCTTGCCACGCCGCCCAGCCCGCCCAGCCATCTGGATATACTCTGCCGACTTGAGGAGGCGCATAGAGCCGTCTGTGAATTTCTCTAGAGCCGTGAATATGACCGTTTTCGTGGGCATGTTAATACCCACGGCAAAGGTCTCGGTGGCGAAGAGAACTTTCACGAGGCCGCGAGAAAACAGAATCTCCAGGATTTCCTTGAGAAACGGCATGAGACCGCTGTGGTGAAACGCAATACCCTTCATGGCTAAAGTGCGCAAGACATGTGCCTGCGGACTCTTCTCTAGAGTGGCTTTGTATCTGGACAAGTGGAAGTCCCAGATATGCGCCACGGCCGCCGAATCCGACGAGTCGAGGAAATCGTGCTCCACCTTCTCCGCCAACTTCTCGCACCCGGCACGAGAGAAGACGAACACGATGGCCGGCAGCCCGCCCTTTGCGTACAAGTTCCCGAGACAGGCGTTCATATCGTGCTCAAACGACTTGGGGCGCATCTTTCCGCCGACGCCGCCGACCATGCCGTCTGCCTTGAGCGCGCGCACCTTGTCCTTGAACTTGTCATGGGAAAGAAGGGCGCCATCTCGCTCCGCGAGCCACCGCGAATACACATCACCATGGAAAACCTCCTTGCTGTCGTAAATGATGCGTTGCTCACCCGTATTTGATAAAACACAATGCTGCAAAGGCACGGCACGCCACAAGGTGCTGATGAGCCAGACACGCACCTTCTTGGATTCACCTAACCAACGCGCAAACCCGAATGGAGAGGAGAGCGTTGCAGACAGAAGGATGAGCTTGATGGCTGGAGGCAAGAGAATCAGCGTCTCCTCCCAGACGTGCCCGCGATCCACGTCGTTGATGTAGTGGACTTCGTCAAAGATTACGGCGTCCAGACCATCTAGAGAAAGGAGTGCCGTTGTCCCTACGGATTCCGTAGAAGTCCCCTTCTTGAACAAGAGGTTTCGAAGAATCTCCGTGGTCATCACTATAATCTGCGCATCAGGACGGAACTTGATGTCTCCGGTCATAATGCCCACGGATGTCTCAGGGAACAGCTTCTTCAAATCATTGAATTTCTGATTACTCAATGATTTGACGGGTGTCGTGTAAAAGATGCGCCCGCCACGCTGGATGGACTTGGCGATTTGATACTCGCCGACGAAGGTCTTGCCAGAGCCTGTCTTCGCTGTGACGAGCACATTCTCGCCGGCCTCGATGGCGGCGATGGCGAACTTTTGGAAGCGGTCAGGCTCGAATCCGGTGGAGAGCGCAGGAGAAGAAGGCGACTCGGGCACGGGCTCGGAATCATTGACGACACGGACGAAATCACTCATTCTTTATGGGGGGACTTTATAAGCCAATGGCCCCGCCACTTCAATTTTTTATCAGAGTTTCCCAAATGTGTAATAGAAATATGCGTATAGTGACCCAATGACGATGGCTGGTATAAGGAGGGATTTGCCTGGTGCAGAAGAAGAAGAAGCAGCCTGAGGTTCAGCCCCCTTCGCTTCTTGTGTATTGGCAGGCAAAACAGAAAAAACAGCCTTCTCCTTCGGTTTAGTCTCTTCTGCTAGCCTTGAGGCGTCGTCTTGCTCCTTCTCCTGCTCAGGCGACATACGAAACTTCAACATCACAGGCTTCTCAGCCACTTTGACGGCGACGGAAATGGGGCCAGAGGGCAACTTTTTCGGCTCCTCCACGGAAGTGGAAAAACAGCACTTGAACATTCTTTATTAGACGTTATATTTATATTTTAGACCTACATACTATGAATCCCCTTGATGATATGATACGTATAGAGAGCAATCGCTAGAACAAGAAATGCCGTTAAGCTGCTGCTCAGCACAGATAGACGAACGAGCTCCCAATTCCGCTCCTTCTGTAGGTTATCCAAATGGTCATCCTCATCAACATCATATAGATACTCGGTCAGAACTGACAGGGGAACTTCCGTGCCATTCACTGTAATCCAAGTTCTGCCATCTTCCTTCTTGAAAGAGGAGATATCATACCGCCTCGTCAACCCATCATCGGAATAAATCGTCTCGTCGAAATACTTTCCGTATTTGCCCGTAGGGCAAGATATATCTGTAAGCTCTGCAGCCACAGGGCAGCAGCTCTCTACCGAGTGCGAGCAGTTCTTTAGGGGCGTGGCGTTGGATGACATGTTTACGTAGTTGGACTTATACAAAGCCCTACGGGTCCCATCAATTTTTAGTGCCCCAAATTCCAAATATTTTCCAGCTACATAAATAACTGAGACAAATATACAAAAAGAAATGTCCCAGCACCCGCTCATTATTACCACTCTTGTGATAGGTGCAGACTACAGGAAATCTTTAGTATCCTGCCTCCAATCGAAGGCAGAGTATGCAAAGAAGCACGGATATACGTATATTGAAGGGGGCGAGAAGACATGGGACAGAAAGCGTCCTATTTCTTGGTCAAAGATTCCCTTTTTCCTAGATATTTGCAAGAGCCTTCCTGAAGGCGCCTTGATTTGGCAAAGTGATGCAGATGTATTTATCACGAACCCTGAGCTTTCATTCGAAAGCCATGTTCTACCCCTTTTACCCAATAACAAAGATTTCTTGTTGACGTTTGATGCGTGTGGGCACATTAACGCTGGGAATATTGTATTCCGAAACACCGCTTGGTCCAGAGATTTCTGGCGGCGTGTATATGAGCAGACGCAATACACGTATCATATCTGGTGGGAAAATGCCGCCATTATCCATTTGCTGGAGACAGTTCCGTCCGATAGAGAGAAGATAGAAGTCACCCCGCACCACAAGGTTTTTAACGCGTATCTCCGAGGAGTGGAAGGCGAGCCTCTTTGGGAGCAGGGAGATTTCTTAGTACATTTCGCTGGTGTCTATGATGCAGAGCAGATGCGTTTACTCGTGGAGCGTATTCAGCGAGGCGAGACTCCGAGGATTTCTATGTAACGTGAAGTGCCAAATTTAAGAACCCCTCGCTACGCTCGGTTGTTCTTAAATTATTAGCACTTCACATTATTTCCTAAAATACCAAAATTAAGAACTAGCGTTCTTAATTTTGGGATTTAACGGTAGGAAATAAGAATGGAGTGTTGCTCTCCCGATGTTGGCGATTGCAGGAAATGCCATCCCGAGATGTGGAAAAAATGTAAGGGGGCTTGGATATCGAAATTGTTTCCGAAAGAAACGATGTGTAGAAGGCGGGTTTCAAGAAGA